GTCAGGTGCAGTAGTCAACCCCGTGCAACCGTTGAACATGGAGCTGTAGCAATACTGCGCGAGAGTGGTGGCGGGAAGAGCCGGGGCCTCCGTCAACCCCGTGCAGCCGGAGAACATACTGCCGTAGCAATACTGCGCGAGAGTGGTGGCGGGAAGAGCCGGGGCCTCCGTCAACCCCGTGCAGCCTTGGAACATACTGCGGTAGCAGTACTGCGCGAGAGTGGTAGCAGGGAGGTCAGGTGCAGTAGTCAGACCCGTGCAGCCGGAGAACATGGAGCTGTAGCAATACTGCGCGAGAGTGGTAGCAGGGAGGTCAGGTGCAGTAGTCAGACCCGTGCAGCCGGAGAACATACTGTTATAGCAGTGCTGCGCGAGAGTGGTGGCGGGAAGAGCCGGGGCCTCCGTCAACCCCGTGCAACCATAGAACATGGAGCTGTAGCAGTTCTGCGCGAGAGTGGTGGCGGGGAGCAATAGAGGCTCCTCACCTTCTTTACTTAGAACCCAGGACCAATCAAACGCTCCATCATAATCAGAAAAGAAATAGGTAAAAGCACCTTCGGAGACCTTGCGGAGACGAGAAAAGTCGCCACCGCCAATAAGGGACATAATATTACCATATACATAACAAGGTTGATCGGCGTAAAAATTACAGTTTTCAATATAAGCTTCCTCAGCATCTGAATAATAGCCATAAGCATCGTTCTTGCCACGAATTAGAACCTTTTCACCAGCATCAAGAGAGGCTAAAGTGGCGCCGGGGACATCATCTTCAGCGACTGAAGCAGTAATTTCTTCCCAAGAGACACCATCGTCGATGGAGACTTCGACTTTCAAAGGATCCATACTGGCATCATCAGCATAGGAGGACTGGCGGAAATAGACCGTCGTCCCGTCCTCCGTGGCCTCGATGGTGAAATACTTGTAACGCCTCGGGTCGAGGTCGGGGTCGAGGGTGATGCCGAGGACGTCCTCGAGGACTTTCAGCTTCCCGTTGATGTATTCGATGTCCTGCGGATTGTCCTTTACGGAGTCCAGGACCTCCTCCAGGGGTTTCTTCTCCTTCTCCCAATAAACAGACTCAACGGTTGTATTTGGATACATTGCAGGATTGGCGTCATCCCGCGACTTGGTATAGCCAGCCTGAGGCTTAATTGATAATTTGCTCATATTATTCTATCGTTATAATTTCACAATTCTGAATCTTGTTGTGCGGATTCTTGGAAATGACATCTATCTCCCTGTTCTTAACCTGCTTGGTCTTCCATAAAAATCCAAGAAATCTCTTGTATTTGACAGTCTCTGCAATAAGCAAGGAGTCGCGGGAAACCATATTCCCGGTGAATTCCTTGTCCGTTAACAACCCATCAAAGTCATACCAGTCATCTCCGCAATGTACCACCTTCGCCCCGATCTTTACGGAATCCCGTATAATGAATGTATCTCTCGGCGCGGACTGCATCTCGACGATCATCTCGCTCTGGTTTGTGACGACAGACTGCAAGTCACGGTTCTTGGTCTTTAACTGTTTAATAAGCGCCGCATCTTCTGCGCGATACTTCTGGTACTCCTTGAGACTTAATTCCAACGCCTGCGTCTTGGCTGCATTAAGGGAATCGTTGACCTTATAGGTTTCAATATCCGACAGGAGTGTGCTGGTGTTCCTGGCGTACCGGTCCCGGTCCGATGATATCTTCTCAATACGCTTGTATTGGATGACATTCCCTGCGACCAGGATTGCAAGCACGATGATAAGCGCAAGGTATTTTATGGACTTATCTGTCATATTACTCTTTAGGGGTTGGGGCTAAAGCAGGATATTCTCAACGACATCCTGCCTCACGGAGAAGATAAGCGGTTTTATGTCAAGACGGATGTCCAAAAGATAAATTTATACCAATAAGATATTACTCCATAAGTCCGAATGCGATATACGCAGATTGCGTTTTCATTAAAGCAATACTATGTATTTCCGATAATACATTGTTATCAGTAAAAGCATACATCCACATTATCGAAACGCCAAGACCAACAAGCGACCCATCAAAACGACTAATCATAGGATGTATCGTGCTTGAGCCTTCATACACCTCTTTCAGAGAAACAATTCTGTCCGACGAAAATATGGAATCGAGATCAGGCTCGCTAATTCCGGTCAATTCGCAGCATTCTTGTTTCGTGAGTTCCGATGTTCCGGCAACAGGAATGCTCCACCAATCCACGGTGCTTTCAATAATCTGCGCACCGCCACCGGAACCACCACCGCTTATTACCGAAGCTAATGCATCTTCGGTAATAACATCAGTTTCATTGATGTATCTCTTGTCCAGATTTACATCTTTCTCGAGGGGTAAAATCTTACTCATAATTAATTCTATTTAGTAAATCGTTATGTTAATTTTCTCTCCGGCATCAGCTGCCACCTTCATCTTATTATAGAGTTTGACAAAAGTATCCCTGGATTCAAGAACGCAGCCCTTCTTGGTGTTCTTCCCAACAAGAAGACAGCCATAGGTATCGAGATTTGTGTTCCCGGGATGCACCAGAATTCCGTCCCAGCCGGGCACATTCATCAACCTCGGCATCTTCCCGCCACAGAAATCATTGTACCACTTCTTCTCTTTATACTTCGGCGAGACAATATCCATCCGAATTTCGTAAGTGCCTGTCGGGATAGCGGTTTCGCCATAGACTTTCTTGCGCTTGATCTTGAACAGGAAATCGGTTTTCTTCAATCCGCGATCCTTGTCTTCAAGAGTTTCACAGAATCGCTCACCATTAACATACAATATACCAATAGTATAAGTGCTGAGTTTGTACTTGCGGTCGAGCTTGAGTTCCATATTACTTCTTGTTTTTCTTTATGAACCGTCCCGTCTTCTTGTCTCTTGCCGGCTTGATGATCTCATCGGCGTCTTCATCCGTCACCTCAACGCCAACGTGCTGCCCGGCTTTCTTGAACATCCATTTATACAGCGCCTCGAAAGAGATGGACAGACCCTTGGTCTCCAGATAGTTGCCAATGATAGAGAAGAACTCGTTGGCATAAACCAATCCAAGCACCAACCATTCAAGCCAGTTCTGGCTGAACGCGAGAGCAAGCGTGGAAGCAAGAATGATGAAACACAGATACGAAAATGTTTTCGTCATCGTTCGTCGGATAGCCGTGGAGAAACGAACACGTTCTCCTCTTGCTATTGCCGCACGAATACCGAATATCAGATCCAGCGCGATAAGCATGAGTCCGGGTATCGAGTACGGTATCATCCTAAGTACCGCAGTCTGTAAAAACGCAATGGCAACGCCGGACACGCTGCCTTGTATAACGAATGCAGATTCTTCTGCCATATCCTGTGAAATTTGTAAATCTTTGTCAAACATAATACTTCCAATCGCTTAACTCTCCACGTAAAAATATCTATAATAGGAACCGAATATACAGACGCAACAGATTCGTTTGCATATAAAAAATGAATCCCTGAATAAACAGGGATTCGATGGAACGCCATTCCGATTACAGGCTAATCAGCTCTCCGTACCACAGGATTGTTATTAGATTAACTCACGGACATCGGAATGGCCATAAATCAAACGAGGGCGATGAAGACAAGCGCGACGAAACATCCGAAAAAGTCAGCAATGACATCATAATGATCAAGTTCGCTTCCGGTCTTCTTGTCAGAAATCTCCTTGACAATACCAAGAATCATTGGTACACAGAAAGCAGGAATGGCACCGAAATAGCCAAGGCCACAGACATGGCAAACGCCATAGATGAACAGCGCCATCACCAAACAGACGGTGAAATGCAGGAGCTTGTCCTTGCTGATTGCTGCAAGCAGCTTGATAATCTTCCAATCATTCATATCTTATTCAATTTAAACAGTTTCACCACTTGCATCGACCCAAGTTACAGTATCGCCGTCGATGGACGATGCATAGATGGGCTTGCCAGCCGTTGTATCGAAATATTGATATCCTACATAGATAGAAGAACCAGCCGGTCTGTTACCCTCAACGCCCGCCTTATAAACAGTATCAAGCAATTCGATGGTAGCATTCTGAACGAAGTCTGTCTTGCTTCTATTCACATATTCTATACCCTCATCAGACGTAGTCACGTTAGTCGCAGAGACGTTATCGCTATACTTAACATCCATATAAAAATATGTCGCACTTGAAGCCGTCACCGTCTCAAGTATTTCTGCGTCGAAATAAACTACGAGCTCATTGCTTTCTGTAGCGTATCTAATATTCTTAATATTCGCCCTCGAACAAGTAATATGGAAAGATGCACCAAGGACGGGCGCAGCGACTGCATGGGTAAGATAATTTGTATAATTCTCGAGATTTCCATTTGAATCCAAGAACTTCAAAGTTATCTTCATCTTCGCGACGGTGTTTTCGACAAAACCGATCATGGCCTTAATGGTGTACACCTCTCGATTATTGCTTGAAGAAACAAATCCGAGAGCGCCTGGACTGGAAAACACTGGAGCTTGTCTACGGAAATCCAGGAATTTGTAATTTTGGGTGCTACCCGGATTCTTCGCAAGCCACTGAATGTATTGCGTAGATGTCGAATCGTCCGAATTCTTAAAGATGAAATTGTTCGTAGTTCTCTTACTATAAATCTGCGCTGCCACATCATTTTGTGAAAGCGCCATACCCAAAGACGCACCAATATCCTGCCTATTAACATTTACAGAATAGGTATGCGGAGTAATAATAAATCTTTGCGAACCGGACGCCTGTGTATAATCTTCGCATAAAAGATCAATCTTATTTGATCCAGAATAGTCTCTGAAAAGATTCGCGTCTCCATAAAGCTTCACAATTCTATGTTTCAGCGTATAATCACCATAATCAGTGCTATAATCGTCAGATCCAGTAGCCGGATAAACATACCTATATACAGGAGGATTTTCTTTGATATTCTCTCCATTATCATACGCCCCAACAGACCTGACATTTCTTGTATAAAGAGCGCCGACCATTACTCTTGCAAGACAGCTTGTGTCCCAACAGATGCTGTCGCTGATATAAGTGTTAAATCCGAAATTGCCTTTCTGGAGAAGCAACGACTGATGGACGCCATCTATACCGGGAATCTGAACGCCGTCTTCTTCTGTCGGCTCATATCCTTCTTCGTATTCTTTTATCCTCGCCTGATATTCAACGTTCGAGAAATAGAAATTCCCAATTGCGGTCGGCTTATTAGTATCTCCACCATTATTCACAAAATCAGTCACGATACCTTCGTGCGTTGATATAATGTAAATATTGTTGAAAAACAGACTGTTCAACCAACAATAGTCGTTCGGATTTGTTTTGGCATAATTAACGCCAGAAACGTTGATTCCGTGTTTCAGCCATTCAAAACGAACATTATCTATCACACATCCGGAAATCGCCCCAGAGACAACTGTAGAATTGTCCGCATAGATTTTGAGTCCAGTTGCATAATAATCATTCACCAGATTGCTTCCGCTATATATCCCGCTGATAGTCATATTTGCAAGGCGGAAATCATGGACATCGTTATATGGCGTGCTCGCAACGACGATGCTACCCGCATAACTTTCAGAACAATAGACATCCAGCCCTTCAACAAAGCAACGATAGGACATCAGAAGCAGACCATTAGTCGCTGACGAAGCTGTAAATGTAAATCTGTGTCCATTACCTTTGATGCGAGCGGTGCGCGGAATTTCAATATCTCCAGCAGAGAATACCACATCACTATCAACATCATATGCAGTCCTGGCGGGGAACGTTGTTGCTTTCCAGATAGCCGCATTGGAGGAATTGCTGCCCGCGATTCCGAACAACGAGAGCTTCAGCGGAGAAGCGAACGTACCGGAAAGAACCAGATTCGTATCTACGCATTTCTGCCCATCGGAGACGAACGATGTGTTCTGGCAGACAAGAGTTCCGTTGGACAGGACGCCGCCATTGAATTTGAGCGTACAGTTCGCAGGCATCGTTACAGTCGCACCACCAAGGTCAAATCCATAACGAACCTCATAAATCGTATTCGCGTTTGTCACCTGACTGGCAAATGATGCGGTGTCCCGAAGAATGCGATAGCCGCTCTCGTCGTCGGTGGCAGAGCGATTTGCGAATTTCAACGTGTTGTTAACAATCGTAATGTCCTCATTATCGGCGGTGAGCTGGTCGTTAATGCCAGCATAATAAGTACCAAGCTCATCAAGGCCGATGATCTTGTTGACACCATCTTGAACGATAGCAACGACGTCATTGTCATTGAGCTCGTGCGTCTCCTCAAAGTCAGTATCTTTGACGGAAATGGAAGCAATCTGTCTTGCGACATCTTCCAATTGTTTCTTGGTAAGGAATATCATATCTATTTATTGTTACTCGTTTTCTTTGATGCTATCTGTTTCTGCGCCTCAATCTTCTTCATCTCTATCTCCTTCTTGTCCTTGCGCTCTTCCTGCTTCTCGCGCAATTCCTTGTCGAACTGTTCGATTTGGGCACGGAGTTTCTCGCGTTCAACATCGAGTTTCTCGTGAACAAGCTCTTCATCGTTCTCCTCCGCATAGATACCGAGCCGCATATATTCAGCCTTGGAATTGATTTCGGCAACCTTGATCTTGGTCTCATTATCACGCTGATTGAGGACGTCCTCCTGCTGCATCTTCGTGGCTTCGATCTGCTGCTTGGCCTGAATCTCCTGCTGCTGAATTTGCATCTGCTGCTGTTGCTGCTCCTGCTGCATCTCCTGCATCTCGCGCTCATAGTTCTCAAGGATACGCGTCTTCTCAGCAAGAGAAGCAGAGGAATAGAGCTTGACGATAGTCGATAGTCTATATTGGTTCTGCATAGCCGCCTGAGACAAGGCGTCAAGCTGATTATATAGTTTCTGCGTATCGTTGGAGTTGTCCACAACAAGACCATAATCAGACTCGGCGAATTCGTCGCCGTCAATCTCCATGACCTTGCGCGAATTGTCAGACAGGACATACTGGAACTTCAGGTTCCTTCCTCGCATTGCGGCCTTTGCGGTCTCCAGCCAGCATTCCAGAACGCGTTTCTTCGTATCGTCGTGTTTCTGGAAGAGCCAGTCAGTGATATAGGAAGACTGCAGGACGGCACGCTCGATGCCGCCCACAGTCTCACGGTTATATGTATTTCCTTCCCGCTGGCGGTTGATACCAACAAGGTCGGACATGGAGTCCTTCGTCCATTGGAGAAGCTGAATATAATTCTGGATGGAATTGCCCCAGTCGGCATCGATATAGCCTTTGGACGCATTATTCAATCCTCCGGCAAGCTTACCTGTAGCAGCACCCTTCGCACCTTCATTGAACGAATCTTTGATAAGAGTCTTGTTCACGCGGGCAAAATACATCCATTTCTCAACCTGCCAGTCTTTCGGTTTGAGAGCAAGATCCATCTCCAGGAGCTTACCCCAGTTCGTCGCAATCAGGTCCACGAGCTTAGCGTGGATGGCGTCGTACAGATAATTGTACGGCTTCATCATATCAATCAGCGAGAACGGACGGGACTCGTTGATATTATATATCGTTCCGACGATGCCGAAATGACACCTCGACGGATTGGTCAGCGTATTGTACTGAACGACGCACGGACGAATACGGACATAGATATCATCTCCGATCTTCGTCCCTTCCCATGCCTGATTCACCCAGAGCGTCTCTGCCGTCTCTCCCGCATCCTTATCCGGGATATAAGTCTCGGGATAGAAATCAAGCACCTCCTCGCCGGTCATCGGATCGTAGGATGTGACCTTGTAAATCTTCCTCTTAGACTTCCACCAGACGCGAACTACGCGAATATTACCGGCAACATCATACGGCAAGAGATTAGATCCGATACCACCATCAAGATGGCTGAACGCATCGAAGATATAGCCAAGACCATGCTCGCCGTTAATCATGATTCCATCATCACCGAAATACGAATGTGCGGGGATGAAATCATGCGTTTCGTCATAATTCCCAGCGGCACCAAGCGGACCCTGACCACCAAAATCGGGAATCTCGTCAGAGAGCCATTTGATTTGTTTTGCGGTCAGATCATCATAGAACTCGTCAACTATACGACCCGGAGACCAGTAATCCTCGTAAACGATGACATCCGCATCCTCAATCCTGTTCGAGAAACCGGAACGATAGATACGGAGCTTCATCGGATTCATCTTCCAGATGACGGGCTCGCCACCAGAGATGGCACATTGATATACTTCGGTAGACACCGCACAGGCATCCACAAAGCCATCATTGAAAGTCTGTTTGAAATTCTGTTCCTTGGAATAATGACGAAGCAGCTCGTTCGCGCGAATCTCACGGAAGTCCTGCCACTCATAGTTCATGTATTCCTGAGCCTTCTTGATATCCTTCTCGGCTTGCTGCTGGTCAATCTCCGTATTCTCGACCGTGCTCTGGATAAGAGAGAAGAACTGCTGCTTCTTGTCCTCCTCGACCTGGGATACGGAATACGGATTGGTCACGATGACCTTATAATCAAAGACGCGCGCAGCCTCTTCTCCACGAAGCGTATTCAGCTTGGAATTGATGATGGGATAATGCTGAATCTTATCAGGCAGGAACGCGGTAGAGATGTCACCCGGATTGATAATCGCAGCAACGTCGTCCATATGGATAATGCCGTTCAGGAGATCATAGTTGATTTTCATATGAACGACATCCTTCCTGACAGGAGAATAATTAAAATATGTACGATTTGCTCCCCATTCCACACAATCCTCACGCCATTTCTTACCTTTCTGCTTGAAAGGAATCGTCTGCTTGGGAAACGATGCACTATAATCCATAACAAAACAATTTACAGTGGCGAATATATTGAAAAACACGCCACCGCAAACGCCGATAAGCGAATCGCTTAATCTTGAAAAATAGTTTAGTGTTGAGGGTTAAACTTCTGCTGGAAACGATTCCAGTCCTTATCGAAGAACGGATCATCCGTATCATCAGCCGCGCCTTGTGCCGCATCCTGCCCCGGAGCGCCACCGTAGAGAACGATAAAATGCTCACGATAGAGCATCACCTGGGCAAGCGCAGACACACGGTCAGTATTAACTTCCGGCGCATATGAGACCAATTCCTGCAATAAGGCGCGATTCCTGATTCGATACAGCTGCGGCATCTCTTCCTGATGAACATCGCCCTTCTCATCTTTGACATCAATCATGAATGGTTTGTTCAGCCAATCCTTGATAAGCCCATTTGCAAAGAAATTTACGCCAGCATTAACGGTCACGCCCTTGATCGCGCTACCAAACATCGAATACTTGACGAGCTGTCTTGCACGAAGATATTCCGGACAATCTGCAAGCATCCACGTACAACGCTTTGTAGCGAAATAGGAGTACAAGCCTTTTTTATTTGATTCATAAAGACAGGTAGCGTTATAGAAAATGCAGAGAAGCCTCACCAGTTCATAATTATCATTAGCGAAAGGCTTGCGCCCCGTATATTCAGCAACGATTGAATCCGTAAACAGATCGAAAACGATACAAGAGAACAAAGAGCTTGACTCTGCCTGATCGTTATCTACCGGATCAACGCCGATGATATATCTATATGACGGTGCGTTTGCGACGGGCATTTCAAAAATTTCCAAAGCGCCCTGCTCGGTATTATCCACGGGCCATTTGCGAATCGGGATATCATCGGTTGCTCTGAACTGAATCTCTCCTCCAATATCTACAAGCGTCCCGACATAGACATCATCATATGCCCTCGGATCTTGATCCAGCTGACGAATCCTCTCGTTAAGCATCACGACCGGGAAGAAATTGGACTTGACTTTTAGGATTGCTTCCGCCGGGGTAATGGGCATCTGTGCAGTACGGGAAAGCAGAGACGCGGCATCGCCACCCTGCTTGACGGTCCAGCGCTCCATCAGGATTTCCAACATTGCCTTGACGACATCGGAATTCCCATCCTTATCCATACATCCTGCACGGGAGATATATGATGGAAAGAAATACGGAAATTTATTCGTACCCTTGCCTTTCTGGTCATAGACGTTCTCCAACGCGTAAATCTCATACGCATCAGGATTGTAAAGCATCGTCTTGACCCCGGAGAAATCCGATTCTTTGTCACCGGCGGTACCCACGGCAAGCAGCTGCGCGAAGACATTGTTACCCTCCTTGACAGAATCCCGCACATTGTCCCATGTCTCCTTGAAGCCTTTGAACGAACCCATCTCCTCGAACAGAACGAATCCTCGTTTGCCTCGTACCTTACCCTCATCATCCTTGACGGATACAGCCATCACGGAATTCAGCGAGCCCTTGATATTCCCGTTTGCATTCTTGTATCCCATCTGCCAGATCATCTCTATCGTAGAACGCTTGACCATCAGGCGCGGAAACTCTGTATTGGCAGAACAGAAGTCAATCATCGGAGAAAACTTCGTCAGCGTTCCGTCCTTCGCCGCAAGATATTCCTTGAGATATGCCGTAAGAATCGTAGTAACACGCCTGTTGTTCTCACTGTTTTCGCCAAGAATCAGGTTGTGTGCCATCTTGCCAGCAAAGGTGAACGACTTGGCGCATCCACGACGAGCCAGTTCCATGCAATGCTTGCCAGCCTTGCGAGCCTGGTCCCAGTAATGATAACGATAGTAGATGCCTTCCCAAAAGTCAGGAAAGCCTTCGACGCGAAGATAGATGCCAGAAGTCTCTGACTTGCGGTTAAGCATAATGGGACAGTAATTCATAAAGAAATACATATCTCCCGTCACCCATTCGCCGTCAGACTCGCGGACATATCCGTCACGGCAACGCCTTACCTCTTCCGTAAACCATTTGCCGTATTCGCTGTTCGGATTAGCATTGGGTTTCAGGAAAGAATAGCACCCATTCTCTTCGTAGAATCTCGCGGCGGGACGGAAATAATCCATATCCTCAAGGATATGCGGATGCGTGATGTCAACGATAATACGCCCTTGATTGTCTCTCGGCAAGTCCTTCGCTCTCGGCCTGTCGCCAATCATCCATTTGAGCAAGGGTACAGTATCAATGAAATCAAGGAACTGCTCTTGTACTTCTTCCGGGTATTGGTCAAGCAGTTCCTTGGTTATCGGAGTCTGAAATGCATTTGTCTTTATTATTTCCCCCATCAACCGTATCTTTAAAGATTATACCGTTTTCCAACAAAATATCAATCCATTCCACTATTGTCCATCTCTTTGGTATGTCTTGAACGTTGATTTCAAGAAACGAGACTTCATTCCCGAGTTCAGTAATCCGAACTTTTGCTTCGTTTGCCTTGTCGACATCTTTTATTTGCCACCGAAGCTTAGGAATATCAGTAACAAACTCATACGTCTTCCCCGATGGCCTTGATAGCTGTTCCTCTTGCTTTGTCATCTGTCGCAAAATCTTTAGCCAGGGCGTGCTCCGCATCAGAGAGCGCCTTGGCGAGTTCCGGAATCTGTTTCAGCGCGCTGGTCATAGAAGCGACGGTTTTCTCGGAGAACGAGGTCTCGCCAAGAAACGCAGAGAGCTTGTCGATACCCTTACGCATACCTTCAAGCAAGATTGCTGATGTCGTGATGGTCTGCGAACGGTATATATTCATCGCATCCTTGAGAAGTTCAGACGGCTCCCAGTCATCACCGAGCCCTTCCTGTTTCTTGACCTCCTTCGCGCGCTCTTGTTCATTGACAAGATACATATAGGTGCTGCGCGGATCGCACATGAACCAGAGATAGGAAATCTGCTTCCAGAATTCTTCCTTCTTCTTGGTTTTGTCCTTTTCGAAAAGTTCGCGGATAGGACGAACGAGAAGCGCCTCGTCCGCTATCTTGAACTCTATCCCGTCGAATTCAATCAGCTTCATCTCTCGGATAATTCGTTACAACTCCGCCATCTCCAACTGGCGGCATCTGTAAAATCCAGTCGGGCGACACTTCAATAACGTCATGCGTCATAAATTTCTCATAACGACCATTGCCAAGGGCAATGACCATCAAAGGAAGAGAAAATATACCAGAACGATAGAGACCAATACATATTTCCCCAACAGGGATATCTGCATCTTCCGCTTTAAGCCATTTATATTCAATTGGTTCCATACCTATTCCAGTAATCCACCGTCATTATCCAACTCGTATTCCTCAACGACATAGACAAGGTCGTTATTCTGGAGCGAGAGATACTTATGTCCATCAATTTCGATCATCGGAATCTCATAGGTCCAAGACATATTGTCCTTCTGAACGTTGTCCTCGATCTTTCCCGGAATATGCTTGACTTTCGCGTATCTATCGAAATTAATGCAGACGATATCGCCTTCTTTGACATCCTTGACCATAGGGCCAATTGCCACAACGGTCTGATAGGGATTCATCGTACCGGCGAGTTTATTCCCGACATACAGACCAGATTCCGTGCGGACATCCTCGGAATAGACGTGCGAAGTAGTAATAACGCCCGTAAATAAGGGCCTAACCTTCTTGATAGTAAACATCTTCTTCTTTTGGTATTACCTGCCCCGCCTGTTTCTTATATGAATCGAAGACGAGCCAGACTCTTTTGTAATTCTTTTTCCTTGTTTTTTGTGGTTCATATACATTCCCGGCAAGGACCGATTGTGCAATTGCCTCTATCTCTTCCGGGAATAATTTGGTCTTGGACTTCGGACGCGGAACCATATTGATATCCTTCGACTCGTTGGCGCGCCATTGCAGATACCTGCTATACAACGGGCCCATTCTTCCGATGAACGGTATGCTCCTCGCGGTACCGTATTTCTCGAACGCTGACTTGGAATAGATCTTCCGATGATTATCGAACGGGAGTTTTCGCGCCTCGTAGACCATCGAATCGAAGAAAGAATTGACCACGTTCTTGACATCGGCAGGAGAAACGCCAAGCTCGCTGGCTACGGCTTCAAAGTCCTTATCCTCGGTCCTGCTATTTTTCATTCCTAATAGGATGTTCCGGCGAAGACCAATCGTAATAGATTCCAAGCAGGAACCTCGGATCGTCGCCCTTATGGGGGATATACGCTGGATTAAGGTCCTCGTTGATGATGACCTGATTCTCCTTGAGTTTCGCCAGCACCATCTGGAAATGTGCCGGTGACATCTTCAGGGATTCCCGCATATCCTTCCTCGAACTATGGGACCACAGGACCTCGCGCAGCACTTCCGGATCAGGAATCCTGTCCTTCAAATAGAAATACTGCGCGATGATCCTCGCTGCAACATCCTTTTCCCGCGAAGTAAGCTTATGGAAAGGGGTCAGAAATTCCATCCACAGACGATAGAATGACTCCTCCGTACACTTCAGCGATATGACGTTGTTCGGTCTCATTACTTCTTCTCGGCTTCCGGTTCTGCGGGTTGTGATGCAGCCTTGAAGGAACGAAGTGCATCCTCAATTTCCTTCGACGCCCAATCGGTGAAATCGCTGGAATACATCTCTGGATGTTCCATCACCTTGAAAAGCATGCTCACGAAGAACGACATGTAGTCGAACTCGCGACTCTGCAACGCCTGCATCATCTGCTCGTTCTGCTCGGCAAGCTGCTGATAGCGCTGTCCTAATTCAGCATAATACTCCTTCAGTTTCTCGAAGGTCAGCGGAGCGTTCTCCTGTTTCTGTTTTTTCTCTTCCATAATTGCTTTGATTAAAATGTTACTTATATCTCTTGGTTATCATTCTGCTTGTTCGTCCGACTTTGGCTCTTCGTCCGACGAGACGGATTGCTCCGCTCCCTTTTGACAGCGCCCAGTCAAGGAATACCTCGTATTCAGGTTCTCCAACGCAATCCGGTACGTCCCATCCTCCAAGCATTCTACAATATGAGCCACATACGAGACCGAGCAGTCGCGTATCAATCCTTCCGTGAACGTCATTATAAAAGGATGGCCTACATATTCCTCCGGCAAAACAGAAGCCGTACTCGTGAACTCGCTCCTGTCGCTGACCGACGCGGTTGAGGCGTCGATAGACGCGTTTCCCGAGCCATTCATGATAGTCGTCTCGCAATCGTCCATATGCTTCGTCTGCATCTTTGCAAGGTCTTCCTCCGTAATAAAGGTCATTGTCTCTCTTCGTTATTTGTTCCATTCAATCTCCATCCTCTTTTTCTTGCGCCGCTCTTCCTCCGCAACCCATTCGTCAATGCTGCATTCTCCTATATTGCAGGAGTTGCAATTGGCGCAGTATGCCCCGTCCCATTCTTCATCGGCAAGGAATTCGTTGACCTTAATGTTCAGCGAATGACAGTTCTTGCAATAATAGACGGGCTCCTCATCGTATTTAGATTTCTTCGGGACAGTATTGTTCATTGCTCTTCAGCGAAATATACAAGCATAAACAGACCATCCTTGGTCTCACCAATGGAGACGATATTCTCCTTCTCAATCTTGTGCTCATTGACGTAATCGACCAATTCTCGCAACGAATTTCCACCTTTAGAATAAAGCTTCATAACCAGATTTTAGTTAACATAACAATTGTTGTTGGAACAAATATATGGAATAGTTTTGAAATATGAAACACTTTTGTTTCATATGTTGATAACTAATAAATTACTAACAAATATCAACCCTAAAAATCAATTTTATGCAAACAAATTACATCGCGCCAATACCGACGCGCCACATCCGTCAGCGAACGGATTTCAAAACCTATCTGGAACAGACGACCCGCGATCCTTTTTCTCTCAACCTGAGAGGAAAGACATTGATGGAAATCGTCCAAGAGGCAATCAAAGTCAAATCGCACAGGTGCCCAGGATATGCCAGATCTATCTCGAGTCTCGTAAATCGTCTGAAAGAGATCGAATCAGATTTTGAGGTCGTCCTTAAAACAACACACGTCACTGATATTTTCTGGGACAATTTCATATCCATATGCATTGACCGCGGCCTAATGCTATCATCAATCGAAACCATCTGCAATCAATTGCGATCGATTCTGAACTGGGCAGTAAAACACGGAGCCGAGGTGTCTCCGACATACAAAGACTTCCGTGTGCCGAAAGCGACGAACAGGCAGATAGCGCTGACCGCAGACGAAGTGTCCCGCATCTATTATTTCGACATTGACAGGTTCTATCCTAAAAGACGATCGGACTATCGCGAAAAGATGCTACGGGTCAGAGATATGTTCGTCTTGTCAGTATGTCTATTCCAGAGACATTCGGATATGATCAGAATAAGCCGCTCGTGTTTCGACAGGAATATCTTCCGGATAACCCAACAGAAAACCGGCAGCAGAGCCGTAGTCAACATAGACAAATATTCGACCAACCCGAAAGCGGCATATGACATTCTTGAACGATATAATTATGAAGCGCCATATAAGGGCGACATCGGGAATTATAACAAAGCGCTTCACGAGTTGATGCGAGACATTGGTTTTTCAGATATCATACGCGTAGAAGAGAGAAATCGCGGCGAAATGGAAAGTACAGATATCCCGAAATGGAAGCTCATTGCCAGCCATACAGCCAGACGTTCAGCCATCACGATCGCCGTTCTTAAAGGTCACAATCTGCATTCGATTCGTAAATGTACTGGCCATTCCGACTTGCGTACACTGGATTCATATATCCGCGACGAAGACTGATTTTGAGAGGCTAAAAGATAATGGTGCGAGAAAATTCCCGCCCCATTATCAATTTAGCATTTTACTGCTTTAGGGGTTAAAATCGGTTACTTTGTCAGTCAAGAGATGAAATCCCATTCGCCACTAACATCGTGAACCGCATTAACTGATTTAAGATAATATAGAACGCGATATTAATAGTATTGTCCGAAAATAGTTCTTCTTGCGCCGTGGATGTATATGTCCCACCATTATAATATATCCCATCTATACTTTCAATCGTTAAACCGGGTATGCGTTGTTCGCTAAACCAACGAGATGTCTGCCCTTCAAGAGTTCCTACGACGTTCCGCTCATAGCCAGTTTGTGCAAATAGACTCCCAGAATCTCCAAAATAAGCCGGGAATGCATCCATCATAGTCGCCGTAATATCAATTTGTGAGAGTTTCATACTTTGATGGAGGCTTTGGAATTTATATCCATCCGTATAGAACAAACCAGTATCGGATTGCCCATAGTTGTGGTGGTCGATGAAGTAATCCGGTTTCAATGATGTTTTCAATGAAACAAGCCACTTTGATTCAGTTTCGGAGCCAGCACTTGGGCCAGTATAATTGTCCGTCCCCGAACCGCTCTCACTCCAGCCAGCGGTTGGCATATTCCTATTTATGTTTACTCCGTTTCCATTGACACGAAGGCCATTGATAGAACCATACCCATTTAATACTGGAATCACGTATAGATTGCACTCATTGAGCAACTTGACAAAATTTGGCTTTGTGGATGTGCATAGTTTTTTAATAAGAACATATCCGTCAAGTTGCCCCATATATTCGTTTCCGTGTACTCCGCACACAAGAAGCAACTTTTTTCTATTTACGATAGCACCGCCCCTATCGCCGAAACCGACGCGATACATATATGTATCATAATTTGCATAAACTGGATTTGCGATACCCGTAAGAGTTGCCAAGTTGTATTTGGTTATCAATCCGGGATATTGCGTAATCAAAGTATCAAGCGCGGAGTATATCCTTGACATAAGTTGCCCCCTATCGACTCGCGGAGTAACATCCGAAGCAATTGACGACACGTCAGTTATTTCGTGTGAGAAATCAAAGTCAATGTATGGGGCTGTGTCTGCCGCAGATAGCTGCTGGATCTTTTTTAGCATCTGCTCTAATGACGCAAATTGCTTTAATTCTTCTGCATCAATATCCGAATTATCCGACTTTTTTACAGTAAGACGAACATATCCGCTTGTCACATTTGCGATATAATTCGACCCGGAAAGTGCAGAATAACTAACAAAAGATTTCGTTGAATCATAGTAATATGCGCCGTGAAACACAAATCCGGCGGGGAGTGATACATTTAGTTCTCCGCGTAAAAACATCCACGATCGAACGCGGGTAGATAATGCTACGTCTTCCCCATCAGCATTTTGTATTCCCCCGTTCTCAAAGACAATCCGGTTTATATCATCTATGTACCAGACATTATTCTTTAATATCGATCCGCTTGAAACCGCAAAAGGTTGAGATGTTACTACATTTACAATAATTTTCCCGTCTGCGGGCGCGTATAGGTAACTGCTATCCGTTTTTGCATTTTCGGAAGCAGAAACGATTATCTCGTCATCATCATTTACGAAGCAATATAGACGATATATGGCGCCGCCCGTCCCGGAAATACGATAAACATCTCCCTTTCTGCATTTTTCGTAGAAACACTTTGTTACATTATTTTGGACAATCGTGAAATCCACTACTGAACCAACCGCGCCGGATGTGGATATGCCACCATCCAAAAACCTATTGGATACGTCTAACAATTGAGTATCGTCAATTTTCGTTGCTAAACTAATGACATTCCGCACAACCAATTCAACGGCCTGCCCGGTCTTAATATAGTTTGAATCTTGCGTCGCCTCATATTTTGTCGTTGCTCCTGGATTCAACGCAATCGGGGAAATAAGACTCGCCCCGTCTATTGTATCTCGAACCGTAAAATACGCGGTTTGATTTCCGTTATTGGTCAGCAAGATAGTTTCCCCGTTTTTGATAGGGTAGTAAACCGGGGTCGTAATGTCCGTGAATACATAATCAATAATTTCGCTTCCTAACTCGGTAAGCTTGGCGGTGACGACTTTGTTCTGCACGGCATTGGTAGATGAGCCGGACAGGGCGCTATCGTAGGTTCCTCCTGTCGCCGCGTCCACCCATGACGTTTTCCCGTTGGCATCCAGCTGAAGCACCTGACTCGCAGATCCGGCTGCAACAGGCGCATCCAGCTTATCCCGCCAGAGATCAGAAACAGAGGTATCGATCTTATCAAGAACTTCGTCAAGCCTGACGTTTTTCTTGTCCCACGCAATTGCTTCTACGATAGTATTCGGGAAATTCTCTTGAATCTTCTGATTCACCGACTTGGTGTATCCGGCATTTTGACCAGTGTTTAATTTACTCATATCATCGACTTTTGATTATAACCATAACATTATCATCACAATGATAACAAAAGAACGGAACGAAATGTCGATTGTAACTAATTCTCTTTTACAGTACAACTAAATCTGTAAACAAAACGAGAGGAGAAACCATCGCGGCGTCCCCTCTCTACCCTAATAACACAAATGAAAATGAAAGAAAAAACAATTCACCCCTTGCGGGCCTTCTGTATCAAATCAAGCATCTTGGCAGCATCGCCGCCAGTATGCGCGTTCAACCTGTCAACCAGTCCGCCGTCAGCGTGCTTCCACTTCCTACTATTCAAAGCAAAGACGGCCATCTTTTTCTGCGCAGGAGTACCATGTGCTTTGAACCATGAAGCAGAATGTCCGGTGCGTTTTTTGAGAGCGGTAAATTTGCCGCGATTTTCTGGCTTGATATGGATCTTGCCGCCGGAACGATAATCCGCCAACAATCCTCCGTCTTCTCGGCTGTTGATAAGGCTGCGAACACTGGAAGGGATAAGCGCATTATACATCCTCACCGGCTTGGCCTTACCCTGCATATCAGGCGTGACTACCGCCTCCGGTAACTCATAATGCGGCATAGGCACGAGCTTATCATACGGCTCGTCTCTGTCAAGCATATCCAGGTACATCTTCGTCAGATCCTCGGTCTTCCTGAGATGCTCCCGGTACGGCTTGTTGTTGTTCTCCCATTCCGGAGCGTAGAGATATACGAAGTCGTTCCCGTTCCTGCCTTTATTATAATTCGTCCAGTCTTCCTGCGTATGCAGGCCCAGGTCTTCCCGGTTGAGAATGCGTGCCCAGTCATCCAGATTCTGCGCCGAACGCCAGTTATATTCCGAAGGTCTCCCTTCGCCCCATTTGCTGTCGAGCATCTTGAGATAGGCATCCTGGAAAGCATCCTCGGAATCATAGGCAATCGTTTTGCCCTTGGCCCGCATGCCGCCATAGTTATTGTCCTTCCTGTTCAGCCTCCATCCCCCTTCCATCGTCTGCTGGGTGGTAATCATCGGAGCAAGACGCGCAGCATTCTCCGGAGTCTCTCCGGAACGTAAGAGAGCGTTAAAAGCAGAATTGCGCCGCTGACGGACTATATCGTAATACAAATCTCCGGCATCGGTCTTGGAATTCCTGTCATATTTCCTGCCACCTTTGGCGTAAACCTTGGCTCGATTGATAGCATCGAGAATCTTGCCGCCATCTCCATAATGTTTCTGAAGACGCTCGATGAGGCCGCCATATTTATACGCCCATTCCTGTTGAAGATAATTCTCCGGAACATCAACCTCGTACCATGTATTACCCTTCGGATCTGTCGCGACACGAACATCGGAACCCTTGAAAAGTTTCTTATATTGCTTCGGGAATTCAGTATATTTCTTTAAAATATCTTCATGAGAATAAACTTTCTTTTTTGTAATACCGGGCAGCAACTTTGTCTGCTTCTCTTCAAGATGAGCGATTTGTTGATGGATATCATTGGATTCAACTACTATATTATGTAGCTCTTCCACATCGGGCCTTACGCCATATTTCTTTTCATATGCTACTTTTTTCGAGTTAAGCGATTCGGCAAATTTA